AAAATTACCAGAACTACCAGATTGTTTTAATGACCTGTTTACAAAATATGCTAAATTTGGTGATGTCTTACTTGGATATCCTCAGATTGGAAAGACACACATAGAAGCATACGCGGAAGATGATGAAGAATTGGAAGATGAACATGTAGAACCAATTAAATTTTTATCTGGAGACATGTTAATTAAGTTTGCTACAGACCAACATGAAAGTTGGGTAAAAGGATTTGATGAGTGGTTAGTTGAACAGGGACTAGACCCAGAAGATAAAAAAGGTAGATATGGATTTGCTAAACTGGGTAGGGTTGTTGATGCTGATTTGGAGTTTGTAGAAAATAACATTTCTGGTAAGTATGATGATATAGACAGAATTACAGTTGAAGGTAAACATTATTATTACGATTATAGTAGATTTGATGATGATTATAAAGAAAGATTTTTAAGGTATTTGCATGACTGATAAGATTTGTGTATTACCTTGGGTTCATACAGAGTTCACTACAGATGGAACTGCTAACCCATGTTGTTTATATAAAGGTAATCCTATGGGAAATCTAAAACAAGAAAACTTTCTTGATGTCTGGAATGGAGAACCATATAAAAATTTACGAAGAGAGTTTCTTGAAGGCAAACAACCAGCTGGATGTGCCATGTGTTGGGAAGGAGAAGCAGCAGGATATCAATCAAAGAGATTACAAGATAACCAAAGATTTGCCAAAGAACTCGAAGACATAAAAGAAAGGGGAAGTTTTATTGCTACTGATACCCCCAAATATCTTGACCTAAAATTTGGTACATTGTGTAATTTAAAATGTAGAACTTGTGGTAGCATAAACAGTTCAAAGTGGCAAACGGATGAGAAAAAATTATACGGTAGAATCCTAAACAAAAAAGACCCATTGTGGATTGTTAAGAACCCAAGTGTATGGGATGAACTTTTTGAGATTATGCATACGGTAGAACAAATGGACTTCACAGGTGGTGAACCATTTATGATAGAAGAACACTTTGAGTTATTGCGTAAAACGGTTGAGGCAGGACACGCGGAACACATATCCTTGCATTATAACACGAATGGTACTATTCGTCCACCACAAAAAATATTTGACTTATGGAAAGAGTTCAAGTCTTGTGAAGTAATGTTTAGTATTGATGGAATATTCAAGAAATTTGAATATATTAGACACCCAGCAAAATGGGATGAAGTGTGGGATAACTATAGTCATTTCAAATCACTTGATTGGATGTATGTCCAAGTATGTCATACTGTAAGTCTTTATAACATATATTATCTAGATGAATTTATAGACATGTTTGGAAGAGAAAACATATATCTGAATCTTTTACATTTCCCTAGACAGTATTGTGTTAGAAATATGCCAGATGTATGTAAAAAACAGGTTGAAGATAAACTTATAAATATTCCAAACATGGACGATATCATATCGTTTATGAATCAAGAACCCAATTTTGATAAATTAGACCTTGGGTTTTTACCTGTTACAGAAAGATTAGATGGATTGAGAAATGAATGTTATAGTGAAATATTTTCAGAATTTTATAGGATATTGATTGATGGCGGAATCGGACGAGAACCTTGGAACCCTAAACAGTACTTTGGACAGATTAGTTAATGAAGTAATTGGTCTTAGAAGTGAATTAGCAGACTTAAAAAGAATCAACACTAGCGTATTGCAAAAATACTTAGTTAGAAAAAGCACTCCCAAAGAAACACATTACCTTATCTTTGATAGGAAAAGACTAAAGGTAGACCACGAAGACTGCATGTCTTGGCCTCTAGCTAATGGTTCTGGTTCACCAGAAGCTCACGGTGTTTTTAATTACATTACATCTGTCATTGGACATTATCAAAGCGTTGACTGGCCTTACGAGTTGGTTGATGTGGGTGACTTTGACCCAAATGGTATTCATAAAAATACAAACAATCTTTACTTCTTAGAACCCCAGTTTATATTCAGTCAAGAGTGGATAACCGCTCTCAATGCTATTCCTCAACAGATAGTTCATCACTTACGACACAGACATTTAGCCATGGTATTATGGTTTCCGCATGAAGGTATGAATTATTATCAAGGGTTCCATGCTGAAGGATGGTTACATCATTTTCATATGCAAATGAGAGCTCATCAACTAGAAGAAACTATATGTTATTTTGTTTTTGGTGATTTGCAGGCAAAACATAATTATGACCGATGGTTAAGAACCAGACACGGTATGGATAAAACAACCTTTGAGTTTACAAAGGTAATATCTTACGATTATTTCCATTGTGATTATTGGAAAGAATATTCAGAACGAACTGGCGTGTATGTACATAGATTACAGAATCCAAAATACATGCACCAGAATCATTATGGCGCTTCAGATTTAACTGGTGGATTTACTGACCATGTTGTAATACCATATGAGGATTTTGATTCTACTCTACTGGATACAGCGCCCAATCAAGTTATTAGGGATTCATTTGAAAGATGTAAACCAGATGAAGTTCTTGTAGGTGTACCTACTGGCGGAGACAAGAAAAAAGACTTAATATGTTTGAACGCGAGACCAAGGTCTCATAGGCCTGGGTTAGTTGCGGAGTTGCATAGACTAGGGTATAATAATGATAATTCTTATATTAGTTTCCTAGCTAGGGATGCCATTATTGATGAAGATAGTACAGGCGCTCCACAAACAGAATGGAAAAAACAAATGTATAATGGTCGTGATATAACTGCTTTTACTGCTAGGAAAGAAAATAGTTATGTTTCTTTCTTTTCTTATGATGTACAGATAGAAAATGTTTATAAGTTCTGGAAAGATAGAGACAGGGTTATTGCAGACGCAAGCACAAATGATGTTGATGCTGATGATAGATTGATAACATCTGAGATGTATAAAGATTCTTTTTTTAGTTTTGTTTCAGAAACACTTTTCCACGATGACCCAGACGCTCTGTTCTTATCAGAAAAAATATTTAAACCCATTGCTTATAGACATCCTTTTATGGTTGTTGGTAGTATGGGAACATTAAGACATCTTAGGTATCTTGGTTATGAGACTTTTCCAGAAATGTTTGATGAAAGTTATGACCAAGAATATGATGCTAAAAAACGATTTAGTATTTTAGTTAAAAATCTTGAACAATGGAAACAGTTAACTCATGATGAAAAAGTTCACAAATATAATTCAGTTAGAGATAAACTAAAACATAATTTTGAGGTATTTAAAAACTCTAGACCAGACTTTGAAAAACACACGGTTGGTATATTGAGTCAGTTGTCTTCACATGGAGTTGAGATTAATTAATGTATTGGAGTAAAGGCGCAGACATAAAAAGCGGCAGTCAACATATAACAGAATTTGAAAGAAAGTTTGTTAGTGAACTAAAACAACTAAAACCAGATGATTGTATTCTGATAAATTCTACATGGTGGTCAGTTGGTGATAATGTAGCGCAATTAAAGCAATGGTTCAACGCGAGTCAATTTAAAGCTGGTGAAACACCAAGAATTTTGGTGTACTCTGGTATGGATTGGGAAAGTACTGATTGTGTGCCAGAATGTGTGGAGGCACATAAATTTTTAAATGAACGGTGGGAGGTTATCAATATAGGAAACAGTAGAAAAGGTCATTATTTTAGTTTTTGGTTATCTTTTATTCATAATCACCTTGACACTTTCTTTGATGAATGTTATACTGAGATGCCGAACATACAGAAACACTTTATGACTTTGAATCACCAACCACATGACCACAGGATTCATTTTTTAAATAATTTATTTACTATGGGACATTTTAAAGATACTATAGTTTCTGCTGTAAAACCACATGAAGATTATATATTTGAAAATCCTATTATATTAAAGGAAAACAGACCACCACATATAATGGAAAAGGCTTATGATTGGGAAAAATTAAGTGATACACACTTAGCAAATGATATTATATCTTTAGGTGAACCACAGTATTGGAACAAACACTTTTGTACGGTTGTTACAGAAAGCGTTATGCATACTGATGTGTTTTTAAGTGAAAAAACCTTTAAACCCTTGATAGGACTTAGACCATTTATTATTATAGGTGATAGATATCTATATAAAAAATTAAAAGAATGGAAATTTGATACTTTTGAAGACTTGTTTCCAAATATTCATCTTGATGAACCCGATAAATACTGGCGAATAGAGAATGCTTTAAAAGATATGACCCAGTTCCAATTGAATTACGGATTGGATGAATTAAACAATCTATACGCAAAACTAGAAGATAGACTCATGTACAATAGAAAAAGAGTCTTAGAGGTAATTAATGAAAACTACAATAATATTATGGAGATTAGTAAGTTATGACCAATGTTGCATTTATTGGATTTGGTAAATTAGGTAAACCATGTGCTGAAGTTATTGCACAAAAAGGACACGATGTTAGTGTTTATGATACACGCGAAGTAGAAAGCGAATATTGTAATGTTAAAGATACAATAGAAGAAGTTGTAAAAGATAGAGTATTTGTATTTGTTGCAGTACCCACACCGCATGACCCACTTTATGATGGTTCAGAACCTACATACCATTTGCCACCAAAAGACTTTAATTATGATACCGTAAAAGAAGTAATCGCTGAAGCAAATAAACATATGACAAAGAAACAGATATTGGTTCTTATCAGTACGGTATTGCCAGGCACCGTAAGAAAAGAAGTAGTGCCTCTTATAACCAATCCTAAATTTGTTTATAATCCATATTTGATTGCCATGGGTACAGTCGCGTGGGATATGGTAAATCCAGAGATGGTAATGATAGGAACAGAGAATGGAGAAGAGTCTATGGAAGCACATAGTCTCATACACTTCTATAATGAGATAATGGAAAACGAACCGCGTTATGAAGTTGGTACTTGGGATGAGTGTGAATGTATTAAGGTGTTTTATAATACCTTCATTAGCGCAAAAATTGGTCTTGTAAACATGATACAGGATGTTGCAGAAAGACAGGGTAATATTAATGTTGATGTAGTAACAAATGCATTGAAAAAAAGTACTCAGAGAATCATGGGGCCTAGTTACATGAAAGCTGGTATGGGTGATGGTGGCGCGTGTCATCCAAGAGACAATATTGCACTTAGATACATGGCACAAGATTTAAATTTAGGGTATGACTTGTTTGCTGAAATAATGAAGGCACGAGACATACAAGCAGATAATATGGCAATGGCAATTTTAAAACACGGAAATAAAATTGCATTTACATCTGATTCATATAAACCAGATGTTCCATATACAAACGGTAGTTACAGTCTATTAGTCCAACACTATGTAAAAAGATATGGATTTATTGTACCTGTAGATGAAAACCCACATGTCATCGTAAAGGTACACGAGTCGGATTTGATACCTACCGATTATGAGGGAGTTGTGTTTGACCCTTGGAGAAGTCATGTGGGAATAAATGTTGTACACTACGGAGATACGAGAAATGAAACAACGAACAAAAAAGAAACTACACAAATTCATGAAAGCTGGGAGATTAACCAAAGTGATCAGGAAGGTGTTGTTGGAGGTCTCGGAGAAGACCGACTCTCTTGATAAGTCCTTGAACAAGAAACTTGATGAGATAGAACAAAAAGAAAAAGAAAAACAAGAAGAACTAGAAAAGAAAATGAAAAAGATGCGAGAACGAGACCCTTTCATCTATGACTAGACTTGTAGCATATGGATGTTCCCACACAGCTGGTGCAGAATTAGCTGACCACATAATGTTGGGGACAGACATAGAAACTGTTAATAAATTAAAATCTAAGTATATCTCTGGTGGTGATACACTACCGCAAGCTTGGAAAAAGATTTGGAAACTATACGGACATGAAGTTGACCCATATTCTAAATTTGGTAACATCTTTCGTAGTGTTTCTTTAAAAGAAATATCGCATTTAGAAAGTGGCGAGGATATATGTAGGTCTTTAACATGGGTAAGGTATCTAGCAGAACTTCGCGGTCATACACATTATATGAATCGTGCTTTTGGTGGTGGTTCATTAGAACTTTGTTTGTATTCATTGGAAGAGGATATCATGGACGGTTCCATTGATATTACAAAAGATGAAATAATTTTACAGGTGCCTCATCCCTATAGATGGTTAGAACTACAGTTTGACAGTATGCACAAAACCGTTGCTCCATATGAGTGGGGAAACTATTGGAATATATCTTGGAACTATTATCACTTATTGAGACATATAAAATTATTAGGAGTTAAATATTTTTTCATAGAAGCACCGTCATGGAGATTGCAGTTAGAAACTAAGGCAGACAATCCAGATACATTGGAAACAGACGGTACACGCAGAAAAGAGGTTTTTAACAAATATTGGCAATGGATTGGAGAAAATGCGATACCAACAAACGATGAGTTTACTCCTAATCCTAGACACGCTGGTAATCATTACTACACAGAGACACAGAAAGAAATAGCGGAACATTTAAATGATAAGTTGGGGAATTAGTGCTTGTACACATGACGCTTCTTTAGCGGTTGTTAGAGATGATGAGATATTGTTTGCCTCTCATAGTGAGAGATTTAGTGGTATAAAAAATGATGCATTTCTTAATCCAGAAATTATCATGGAGGCAAAAAAATATGGAGAACCAGACCATGTTTATTGGTATGAAAATCCTTGGTTAAAATGGACAAGGAAAAAATACGCTAAACAACAAAGACCGTGGGTGAGTCCTAAAAAATATTTAAAACATTTTGGAATTAAATCACCACACTATACTACTCACCACAAATCACATGCAGCTGCTGGATATTACACTTCACCATTTAAAAGTTCTGCTATATTAGTTATTGATGCTATTGGAGAGTGGACTACCACATCTATATGGAAGGATATGGAGTGTATTTGGACTTCTAGGTATCCAGACTCATTGGGATTGTTCTATTCCGCGATGACAGATAGAATTGGACTGAAGGCAAATGAAGATGAGTATATTCTTATGGGTATGGCTGCTTATGGTGACCCAAGTAGATTTCATCGTGATATTAAACGATTACTAAAAGAAAACTTACATAGAGGATGTAAGTGGTGGAACCCAGATTTAAAAGAAGAGGATTATTTTGATGTCGCAGCTGCTACACAAAAAATCTACGAATGGGAGTTTAGAAAGTTATTGTTTACAGCTGCAAGATTGACAGATGAAACCAATTTGGTTTTCATGGGTGGGTGTGCCTTAAATTGTTTGGCAAATAGACTTATTCCAGAATATTTTTCTAATCATTGGATTATGCCCAATCCAGGCGATGCTGGTTCTTCCATTGGTGCGATTGCAGCTAGAGAACATATAAAATTAAATTGGAAAACGCCTTATCTTGGATACAATATAGAAGGCACATATCCAACGAATGACCTACTGGCAAATCTTGTCGCATTGAAAATAGTTGGTGTTGCAAATGGTAGGGCAGAGTTTGGGCCTAGAGCTTTGGGTAATAGAAGTTTACTTGCAGACCCAAAAGGTTCAGAGATGAAAGATGTTGTTAATAAGATTAAGAAGAGACAAGAGTTTAGACCCTTTGCACCAGTTATATTAGAATCAGAGGTACACAAGTATTTTGATGTACCAGAAGGATTTAAATCACCATATATGCAACATGTAGTTAGATGTAAAGAACCAGAACTATTTCCTGCCATAGTACACAAAGATGGAACCAGTAGAGTTCAGACTGTCAATGACGAACAACACAGCGGATTATCTCAATTGTTAAGAAGATGGAAAACACATAGTGGTCACCCTATCTTACTAAATACTAGTTTGAACATCAAAGGCGAACCAATAGTAAATGATGAAAAAGATGCAGCTAGATTTGAGAAGAAGTATGGAGTTAAAGTGTGCGTGAGATAAAGTACCACAACGGTGAAACCATAAAGGTAGATGGACTTCACTTTTATGGGTGTTCCTATGTTGCTGGGCAAGAACTTATGGATAAAGAAATGCCTGACCCCATGCGTATTCCAGTAAAGGAAATGAAAAGACAGAAGGGAGAAACCGTAGAGGGATATTACAAAAGAAAATTGTCACGAGAACTTCTTTTTAAGAAAAAAATGAAATTAGAAAATCAGTTATCGTGGGCACAACACATGTGCAATCTTTTGAGAGTTAGGTCTTATAATCATGGAGCCCACGGAGCATCGATGACCTATATGAAAGCTAAAATACTATCACATATCATGGGAGAAGAATATGAGATAGATAAAAACAAAGAGGCGATTGTAATTGGTCTTACTGGGTTTGCCAGAGAAATGATATTTACAGAATATGAAGATAATACAAATAATACTTTGGGAAAATATGGTTCCGCGAGGAGTCTTGTAGTTGCTACTGACTTTGAAAGAAGGGGTGACCCAGACTTTGCTAAAAAGTATATGCGTCTAAAGGGAGTATATACTCTGTTTTGGCATTTTCTCCATGAAATCTACAGTATCATCAATCTCTGTAAAATTAACGACATAAAGTTCTATATTATACCAATGTTAGATGTATTTAACATAGAATGGTATAAAAAACAATATGAAATGGACTTTGATACACCACAATTTGCATCTCAAATCAAATTTCTAGAATCTGAAATAGATAAGTATATTATAGAAGGAACAAAGTTAGACCCTCTGGGTGCTAACATCATAGAGAGATTACCAAGGGGCCATCCTTGTGCCGAGAGTCATAAGTTATACGGTACAAAGGTTGGTGAAAAGTTATTAACATGAGTAATATACTGAAGTTCCCGAAGAAGCATAAATGGGAACCAACAGGATACAGAATAAATCTATACACAGAAGAGGATATCTATATCGTCCTTTTATGTCTTAATCTAACCGATGATTTGGATGACCCAAAGAAATGGGTACGCCAAGATCTTCGCACATTAGAACCAGAATTCGTCATTGAAAAAATGTCCGATTGTCTGGATAATCAAATAATATCAGAACCATGCAAAAAACAGATTCGCAGAATCATTCAATCTGCTGAGGTTCTGCCACTTTCAGCGCTTTATAACTAAAGGAGAAGATATGTAATAGAAATCTTTATGATGGATATCATTTTTTTTAACTAACCCATCTGGAGAAATACCACATGCCAAGACGCAAAAGCAACCTACAAGTAATTGAGAATTTAAATTCTGATATACAACAGGTAAAGAAAAAATCAACTTTAAAAATGCGTATTGAAGATTTAATTACAATCGATGCACTAACAGAAACCCAAGGACACTTTTTCGCAGAATACAAGAGAGATTGTAAAGCAATGTTGTTGCATGGTTGTGCTGGAACAGGTAAAACATATATTGCCTTGTACAGAGCATTAGAAGAGGTTTTACAAAGAGGAAACCCATACAAAAAAGTAGTCGTTATTAGGTCAGCTGTCCCATCTAGAGAAATAGGACATCTGCCAGGCGATGAAACTGAAAAGACTGCTGTATACATGCAACCATATATCGACATGTGTTCCGTCTTATTCCCAACAAAACAACAGGCATTCCAGAGACTAATCGAACAAAAATATGTAGAATGGATGATTACATCATTCGTAAGAGGAATTACACTAGATAATTCTGTTATTATTGTTGATGAGTGTCAAAATATGAACGACATGGAGATTAACTCTATCATAACTCGCGTAGGACACAATTCCAAGATTATATTCTGTGGAGACTTCCGCCAAACTGACCTATATAAGAAGGGTGATTTGAGTGGATTGCAGAAATTCATGGTAATCGCTGAAAATATGCCTTCATTTAGGACTTTTGAGTTCAATGAGGGTGATATTGTTCGTTCTGACCTAGTAAAAGAGTACTTAATATCAAGAATTCGATACGAAGAACAATATGGGACTTGACATTTGCTCTAAAGGCTAGTATAATGGTCGCATAATATAGGATTTTTACATAATGTTTACACATATTGACAAAAAACACGATTTCCCTCAGTTGATGAGGGAGAATTTTGAAGGAAAACGGACATATGTAACGGAAAGCGGTGATAGATATCCCTCTATCACCACCGTTCTTGGATATAAGATAAAACCAGCCATAAAAGCATGGAGAAAAAAGGTAGGAGAACAGGCAGCGAACAAAATATCGCGTCAATCGTCTGTTCGAGGAACCAAAATTCATGGTGTTTGCGAGGATTATCTTAATAATAAGGAACTTGATACTGAAATGTTGTCTTTTGTAGAGGAAGACATGTTCGATAACATGCGCCTTTACCTTGATAAGATAGATAACATACACGCGATTGAACAATTTTTGTACAGCGACCACCTAAGACTCGCTGGCCAGGCGGATTGTATCGCTGAGTTTGAGGGACAATTGTCTATTATTGACTTTAAGACCTCTGCTAAACCTAAAACCAAGTCATATATAAAGAACTATTTTGCTCAATGTGCTGGTTACGCGATTATGTTTGAAGAAAGAACAGGAATACCTATCACAAAATCAGTAATTATCATTGGTGTAGCGAACGAAGAACCACAATTATTCGTAGAACATCGTGACAATTACACGGAGTATTTGCTAGAGTGTCGAGATTTGTACGAAAATAACGCTTGACTTTTGGCCTATCTTGTAGTATTATAAATAACTTAACTCGATGAAACAAGTCGAAAGGTTTACAGGACGGGGGTGCGATTCCCCCCGCCTCCACCAATCAATTCTTATAGACCCGACTAAGGGGGCGAACAGGATCGACTGGAACTTAATAGGTGCGTGGAGAGTTCGGAGAGGAAGCTGCCGTAAGTGCAACAAAACCATAAATGCAGAAAATAATACTGCTTATGAGGACTACGCTTTAGCGGCGTAGAATCGCTCGGGGTTTCGGACAGTTCCTAGCACCAGAATACTGTCCTAACAAATTCTCAAAGAGAAGGAGGAGAAAGATATGTGGTTAATTACAGGACTCGTTATTGGGATAGTAATTGGAGCATGGATTAAAGACCGAAAAGGTTGGTTGGATTTTCTTGACACAGTATTTGACAAGTTACCATTCTAATCTAGTACACTATGTACACTTGGTTTTTAACAGCCTTTGTAGCGGTGTCTCTTATATTGTGGCCCGCTAGTGCTGATAACTATTACGACAAGGAAATTCATGTCTATGACCCAGTTAAGGTTATAGACCAAAAAGAAATTGCTTGTCTCGCAATTAACATTTATCACGAAGCTAGGGGCGAAAGCTCTCAAGGTAAAATTGCAGTTGCTTTCGTTACCCTTAATCGTGTTAAACACAATGCATATCCAGACACAATCTGTGGTGTTGTTTATCAAGGCAAACACAGACCGTCTTGGAGAGATGAAAATGAGTTGGTTCCAATCAGACATGGTTGTCAATTTAGTTGGTACTGTGACGGTAAGCCAGACATGGTACGAGATTTTACTTCATATGAAGAAATCATAGAATTGGCAATTGATGTAATGGTTAGTAGATACGAAGATAATACAAATGGTAGTTTGTTTTATCACGCGGATTATGTGGAACCAGCATGGGCACAACATATGGCTATGACAACAAAAATAGATAGTCACATTTTTTACACGGTATACAATGACTGAGAAAGTTCATAATTTTATCGTCACAGGTGGATGCGGATTTATTGGTGGACACCTAACAGAAGCATTGCTTTTACATGGGCAGAATGTTCTTGTTATTGATGATATGAGGAAAGGCAACTTCAAAGTCGAAGATAACCCAAATGTGAAGTATCTACATAAAGATGTTGCATCAGCAATTCCAGTTGGAAAGTATGACGCAATATTTCATCTAGCCGCCACGCCTAGAATTAGGTTATCTCAGAATGACCCATTTGGGACTATTACGAATAACTTTAATTCAACAATGGTCGTTGCTGAGTATGCACGAAGAGAACGAATACCCTTGTTTTTCGCTGCTTCTTCAAGTACTCAGTTTCTTCACCATCATGACAATCCTTATACATTTTCAAAGTGTATAAATGAGGAGTTACTAGAACTTTATCGCAAACAATACAACTTGGAATACCACTTGTTATATTTTTATAATGTGTATGGGCCAAGAGAAGCAGACTATGGAGAACATAGTACTGTAATCCGAGCATTTAAAAAATGCGTAGAGGAAAACAAACCTCTAAGAGTATTTGGTAGTGGTAAAAAGGAAAGGGACTTTACTCATATCCATGATGTAATAGATGGTATACTGAAGTTATTAACAACAAAAAGTAAACCAAAAAATGTACATCTTGGTTCTGGGAATCCAGTTAGTATATCGGAACTAGCAAAGGCATTTGACCACCCTATTGTTTATGAATTTGACAAGAAGGGTGAGGCAGAAGTAACCGAATGTGAAAATCCATATATTGAAACAGAATATAATGTTATTAGTTATGTTAAGAAATGGAAAAGTGATTATGAGGAAGAACGGATTTTAAGAAATGTAAACAAGGATTTGAGGAATGTGGAACGAAAATATGCCAAAATTGATAGTGGACAATGACACAGAAAAAGAAGAGAAGGTTAGCGATGTATTCATGGTTACGAAAGAATTTCATACATCCGCTGAGTTCTCTCAACACATAGAAAGAAAAGCTGTTTCTGCTGGTAATTATATCGATGTTTTAGTAGAATACTGTGGCAGGAATGATATAGAAATAGAAAGTGTTAAAAAATTACTTACAGCATCGCTTAAAGAAAAAATCAAAGCAGAAGCAATTGGTCTTAACTTAGTTAAGGGACAGAAGTCTTGTAAGTTACCCATATGATTGAACCCTATGAAGTTTATAAACTGTACCTAGCTATTAAACTTCATTTTACTACCAAGTCATATGATGTAGTGAAGTATAAGGGTAAAGTTAGAGTAAAACCAGAGACTTTTCGTAAACGGAAAGACATGGTATCTATAAAGAAACTTGCTAGGGATTATAAACGCGAGGAAATAATAGATTTTTTAGTCGCAAATTTTGTATCTGGAGAACGATGGGGTGGATTGTTTGATATACAAGCATCCAAGAGATACGAAGATTGGAAGGCAAAAAAGAATCAGAGAGAATATCTCTTTCAAAGGGATGTCTCAAAGATACTACTAGAGATGGAAAAACAAAAAGTTGGCGCTTTTTTTGAAAAAAATGGAAAACAGGGCTTGACTTTTCGTCTGTACTTTGGTAGAATGATCGAAATTGAAACTCTTGTTATATTAGATAAGATTTTCGATTTTGTAGAAGAAACGGATGATGTTTTACTAGAAGATGTTGTACTGCTGGTTAAAAAATATCGTCCTTTCATAAAGGTGACCGACTCAATGAAGGAAGTCGCCAAAACACTTACTCAACCTGTATAAATAGGAGTGTATATAATGAGTAGGAAACTACGACCTCATGATGATGAGAAGCGTGTGCGGAGAGTACCTAGTGAAGATAAAACTAGACTTGACAAATACCGACACATCATGTATAATGAGGATATGTATGAGTCTGAAGAGTTCTTGGACGCTTTAGACAAAAAAAGTAAAATACAACGCAAACATAAACCAATATAACGCACAAGGAGAAATATATGTCGTTTAATACTATAGAAGAGCTACGCAAGTCGCGTGGCAATTTTGACACCCTTCTTAACCAAGTTGAGAAGATGTCTACCACCACTACCGAGTCTAATGACGATGGTAAGGAATGGAAACCAACTGTTGACCAAGCTGGCAATGGGTATGCAGTCATCCGATTTTTGCCCCCAGCAAAAGGTGAAGACCAATATTGGGCACGACTCTGGACTCATGGATTCCAAGGCCCTACTGGGAAGTGGTACATCGAAAACTCTCTCACAACTCTAGGAAAACAAGACCCTGTTTCAGAATTGAACAGCGAATTGTGGAATAGCGGTGTTGAGTCTAACAAAGACATTGCTCGCAAACAAAAGCGTAGACAGTCTTTTTACTCCAACATTCTTGTTGTGAAAGACCCATCAAATCCAGACAATGAAGGTAATGTATTCCTTTATCGTTATGGTAAAAAAATCTTCGACAAAATTCAAGACTTGTTAAAGCCAGAATTTGAAGATGAAACTCCAGTAAATCCTTTTGATTTCTGGGAAGGCAGAAACTTCAAACTGAAGATTCGTCAAGTTGAGGGATTCCGAAACTATGACAAGTCGGAGTTTGAGTCTGCTCCATCACCAGTTGCCGCTGATGATGAAATTGAGGCAATTTGGGCGAAACAACACTCTCTTGCAGAGATTGTAGACCCATCTAACTTCAAGTCTTATGAAGACCTTAAATCCAAATTGGATATGGTTCTTCAAGGTGCAAGCAAGGTTCCTAATGCTTCAACTGTCGCAGCCCAGACAGGCGACATTGAAGATGACTTGTTTGTTAACAAAAACGCTGAAACAAAGGTAGTCTCCAATGGTTCAGATAGTGATGACGATGCAATGTCGTACTTTGCAAAACTTGCTGACGATAGTTAATATCTAAGATTAGTTATGCGAGGGGCGGCATAAATAGTGTCGCCCCTTTTTTTATGGCGAAAATTATGGATGGAATTATATTTGGTGGACAACTAGAAGACTTTGCTGGGTCAATTCATAAAGAAGATTCAAAAAACATCTCAATAAGAAGAAGTTCAGGCGGACACAAGATTGCCACTTTTTTGAGGCAGAACGGTTATAATATAGATGTAATAGATTATGTCCACAGATGGAAAATAGAACAACTTAAAAAATATTTAAAACCTAGAGCAGAAAAGTGTAAGTTCTTTGGATTTGGTTCTACATTCTTTTTAGATAGTCCAGTTGTTAAAGAACTGGTTGAATGGTTAAAACAAGAATATCCAAATATACCGCGTGTTGCTGGTAGTCAAAATGATAGTATGCGTAGTCTGGACATGGATTGGTATGTCTATGGTTACGGTGAAAACGCCATGTTGGAATTGATGAAACATTTCGATGGTGGGCCAGAACCGATACACTTCAATAAAGTAATTAACTGTTATGTAAATTACAAATCATTTCCGAAAGAAGATTTAACAGTATCTTACCAAGAAACAGATTTTATGAACCCAAGGGAAATACTTCTTTTGGAGTTTGCTCGTGGATGTAAGTTCAAATGTAAGTTCTGTAGTTTCCCGATACTAGGCGTCAAGGGTGATTACTCTCGTACAGCAGAAAGCGTCTATGATGAGATGTTAGAGAATTATGATAAGTGGGGAACAGAACATTATATTGTCCTAGATGAAACATTCAATGACAGTCCACAGAAGATTGAGAAGTTTGCTAATGTAATAGAAAAACTTCCATTTCAACCAAAGATGACCGCGTATATCCGTGGTGATTTAATAGCTTCGCGTCCTAAAGATTGGGATAACCTAATTAAGATGGGAATTACATCTCACTTCTATGGTATTGAAAGTATGAACCACAAGGCAGCTAAATCTGTTGGTAAGGGAATGAATACTGGTAGGATACAGGACGGACTATTAGAAGTAAAAGAATACTTTCAGAAAAATGCTGGATTCTACAAAGGTCATATATCATTAATATCTGGACTTCCATACGAAACCATTGATAGTCTACGCGATACAGTAAAATGGTGTTCTGAATACTGGGCAGACCAGAGTTATCATATGAATATATTGATGATTAAGTTACTAGGAAAACCATCTCTCAATCATAGTTCAGAATTTGATTTAAATTGGAAAGAATATGGATATAGAGAGGGTAAATTCCCCGAAGATGATATAAAGTGGGATATGAGTATCAATCCGTTCTATAAAGTCCTCTACGACTATGTGGCGACCTCTGGCGAGTACATTATGTGGGAAAATGACTACTCTAGCATGTATGAGTGTTTTAAATTTTGCGTGGAAGAGTTTAGTAAAGCAAAACTAAAAAATGTATTAGACCCATTCATGTATGATAAGTTTTTCATTGACCCTAGTGTAACTTGGAATGATTTTCAGACACAAACTCACATGGAAAGAAGAGAAAGTTTTATTCTAGACCATGTTGATGGATATATTCAGAAAAAACTTAATTGTTCTTTTGAACCATAAGTTTATTAACTTCAGTATCTACAACTGTCTTATCTGTTACTAGGACAGGCAAGTATTCTACTTTTCCACCAAGACCACCAACTACTTGTTGTAATGATTGCATTGCATCACTTTGTATAGCTGCAACTTGCATTGCCTTTTCTTCACTTGCAGATGCTTGAGCGTTTGCTACTTGATTGGATGCTGAATCTATTGTTATAGAACCACTTTCTGTTTCTGCTGGAGCGGAGTCTCCAATTAAATCTGTTGGGGTAGTAGATTCTGCCGCTTGCATTTGCATTTCTGGTGACGGAACTTTTAGACTTCCATCCTCATTGTGAGTTGCACCAAATTTTTCGTCCCATCGTTTTTGTTCGGCAGCCAATCCTTTATCAGTCTGAAAAAATCCTTTTTCTGTTGGTCTTGCAGATGTTGGTTTTTCCAATTCACCTTTACCAAGATTATCTTTCATTTCTTTAAGTTTGCCTTTCACATAATCAATTATAGCTCCATACTTTTCAAAGTAATTAGTTTCTATTGGACTCAATACATCACTATCATGTGGAAATTTAAGTGATGCATCATCACTATCTGGGTCACCATAAACATCATTGTACATATCTCTAGCAAGAAGACCAGCATCTATTGATACACCACCTAACGGCCCAACTAACGCGACACCAGCCAGTTCCGCAGCTGCCCCTGCCGAATCTCCTTTGAATAATCGATGTGCTGCCATTCCAAGACCAGCAACTGCACCCACTAAGGGTACTTGTTTAATACCATACTTACCAATATTTTTCATCAATGAAGCTGCTAAATCACCAGTTTTGGCCAATGCGCTTGTTTTTGCTTTGGTTGGCCCATCAATTTTAACTTTTAGTGGTTTCACATTTTCTGGTTTTACCATATTCGTGGTTGGTTTACCATCCGCGCCTTGTACAGTAAAATTACCTTTTTGTGATTGCACTACATTTTTGCCATCTGGTGTAGTACCAACTACCTTAGAACTGTCTATCGCGGGCGTCCCAGCTTTATCAAGTGAAGGGGTTGTAACTTTTTTAACTCCACTTGCAATCATTCCTGCTCCAGCTTTGACGGCAGATTTTGCACCTTGTCCTAAAGTCTGAGCGGCAATTAATTTATTACCTTGTGTTACTAGTGATTGTGTTATTTTTGTTATGAAATTATCTGTGCCATCTTCAAGTTTCGTTTGAACTTCTTTGGCTCTTTTTTCAGATGTTTCAGTATCGAACATACCCATAGCACCCAGAGCAGCAAG